CGGCAACAATGCCAGTAGAATGCAGCTTCACTCATTACTGCTCCCACCGAATGTTGTCTTGCGTTTCGATTCCCTTAACGATGATAAGGGCATCGGACAATCCACAACCGAGTTTCTCGCGAATCAATTTGATTGTTCCGATTCTACCACCGTTGTTGCTGGCACGATGAGCGCGGAATTGATTCATGCGCTCATGCCATTCTGTGGAAGTAGCAGGATTCGCGACCTGTTCCTTTCGGATTGCTTCGCGTTCCATTCGCAACAGCTCGTCGAGTGCTTCCGCCCGAGTGTAATCGGTTGCATTGGGAGTGTAGATGATAAGCTCCCGTAGTGCGTGCTTCACGATTGTTTCGTTCATTCTTCCTCCTGTTTATTGGTTCGATTGGATACTTGAATCGAATACGTTTGTACTCGGCTCAAGTACCCTACGAACAAACAAACACGGAATGGTTAAGGACTCAAAAGGAAACCGGCCGAGTTGGAGTGGCGATGCTGGCGTTAGGTAAAGGCGAACTATCGACTGGTCGATAAGGTTGACGCGTTGGGCCAAGCATCCCGTGTACCTCTGTACCGGATTCCTTTTGAATCCTCAATCATTCCGATTGGATTGGAATGTTAGGGTCTGTTGTCTAGGGAAACAATCCGCTTGCTAGGCGTTTGTTTCCCGTCTGGCCGTATCGTTGTTCCTGCGGTTTGATGTTCCCTGCTACCTTACTAGCGGTTAGCTCTGGAGTCTGGCTCTCAGTTCGGGACACGTACACCGGCGGCGATACGGCTCAGGTATTTAGTTGTGAAAGAACTCCGAGGTACTGACGATGATACTCTCAGGCGTTACGGCTCTGCCGGATTACCCTACCCTACATCCCTCGGTCCAGACCTTAGCATATCCCGTGCTAGTCGGTTGCGTCGCGGTACTGAATACTTAGACGGTTGTCGGTTCGGAAAGGTTCCGCAGGTCTTGTTCCGCCTCGGTTCCGTTCCGACCGTACCGTTTCATTCGGTACTGTACGCTTAGACGGTTTCGGTTCGGGAAAGGTTCCACGAATAATTCCCTATCGGATGGTAGCATCCCGCGTTGCGCGAGAACAGGAACCCGCGCGCACGTTAGCAAGTCTCATGCCAATACCTTGGATAGCTTCGCTTATCTTTCGCTATCGTTTGGTAGCCTATCGTTCGATAGTAGTGTGCGTGCATGCGTGTGCGTGCGCGCGTTGCAAGAATGATACCATACCCATAGATAGGTTTGTTTTTTCTACGCTTTGCGCTACAATCCCGCTTTGCGGCGTAGATATCACAACATGTTGTGCTCACCATGGATAGTTTATGTCGCAAAGCTACCCCCCATAGGGCGTCCGGGCGGGTCCCCCCAGCGAGAAAGTTAACGGCGCTTGATAGCTCAGTATGGATATAAGAAATCCATTTTCATTTTAGACATACCAATTTTTAAAATTTTATCGAATAGGTACCATATAATCAAGTGGTAGCTCGTGCTTCGCACTCGCATATGAATAAGTGGTACCGCACTCACCTCCCCTATATACTGCACGTGCCCGAGGTACGCTCAGGACGCACAGAGAGGCACCGCCACGCGACGAACGCGCGCAAGACGGCCCATAGGTCGAGCCTCACGGTGCCACTCTTAAATAGCCGGAAATAGCTATTGACTTCAAGCCCCCACATCTAGTACAATCTCCCCCATCCAGGGCACTGCATGTGGTACTAGGTACCATTCGTTTGCTACGGGAAAATAAGGTTATTATCATGATGTTTCTCAAACCTGAAACGGCGGCGCGCAATATGTCTAGCGAGCGCAACTACCTTGCTCGCGTGGATATCGGCGCGGTCGAAAATACCAACGAGACATCATTAGTCGTTGAAGAAAAACCAAACATCGGACGAGGCAAAGGAACAGTAGAAATCCCCGACTACGTGAAAGCTACAATCGCGGCGCTCGCTAGCAATGAGGGCGTGAAGCAAACGGACATCGCGCGTGAGTTCGACGTAGCGGAAAGTACAGTCTCGAACTTCGCTAACGGTTTGAATAATTCGAGAGAACCTGATCCTGAGCTGAAAGCAATTGTCAAGAAAGCCGAATCGAAACGTGCGGAGATTGAAGACGAAGCACTACGCAAAACCATGATGACTCTTGGTCTCTTAGATGAAACCGATGTCATGATGTTAGGTGCGAAAGACAAGTCGATTGTCGCGGGGAATCTTTCGAAAGTCGCCGCTAACATGCGGGATAAATCGATGAACCTGAACGATAATCGAATCCAGATGGTCATTAACTCTCCGCAAGTACGGGAGAATTATCACTATCCTGAAATCGAAGTTGGGTAAAGAATTACTGCGCATTTGCTGGTCGTCCCCATGCAATCTGCGGGATCACTTTAGTTCTTTGCCCACATTATTCGTGGATTGTATTTCGGGAGAACGTGGTCGGGAATGAGATAAACTGAGCGCCAATACGCTCAGAATCCAGTACCGATAGCTTATACAATCCGCGAACTTTTCATGTTTGGGTTGGCGGTCCTACGAAGTCTCCCAGGGTGAAGCCGTCAACCCCTTTTACTTTCAATGTCCGAGATCTTCGAAGAGTCAAAACCGCAAATACTCGAATGGTCTCCCACGCGAAAGCAAGAGACATTCGTTACATTGCCCGATACCGTATTCGAGGCATTGTATGGCGGCGCCGCAGGTCCGGGTAAGACTGAAATCTTGTACATGCTTCCGTTAATTCGCGGATGGCATCAGCACCCGAGATACAAGGGCTTAATCTTACGCAGAACATTCCCCGAGTTAGAAGCGGAAATTATCGTACGCTCGCACCAGTGGTATGAATCGACAGGTGCAACGTACAATCAGCAGAAGAAGCGATGGACGTTTCCTAACGGTGGCTACCAAGCATTTGGACACGCCGAGCATGAGAAAGACATCACCAAATACGACGGCGTTGAATACAATTACGTTGGATGGGATGAGCTTACTCACTTCACCCAATACCAATATCTTTATTTGGTGGCCAGCCGAGTCCGATCTTCAACATCTCAATTACCTGCTATCACGCGAGCAGGATCAAACCCAGGAAACGTTGGACATACTTGGGTCAGACAACGATTCGTCGATCCGGCTAGAGAAGGCCTTAAGGTCTTGGTCGACAAGAATACAGGCCTTAAACGATTCTACTTACCGGCCCGCGTCGAGGATAATAAACATCTATTAGAGAACGATCCGACGTACATTGCTAAGTTGGAGATGTTACCAACTGAAGCAGAAAAGCGGGCTAAGAAGTATGGAGATTGGTACACGTTCGAAGGACAGGTCTTCAACTTTAGATTGGAACCTTTGCCCGACGAACCTTTTAACGCTCGTCACGTTATCGAACCTTTTGCCATCCCATTCTGGTGGCCTCGTGTCGCGGCTATCGATTGGGGCTTTGCAGCGCATGTATGGATTGGTTGGGCAGCAATTGCTCCCGATGGAAGAGTTTATCTCTATCGTGAATATTTTCAAAAACGAAAGATGATCGCGGAGTGGGCTAGTGAATTCAAACGGCTATCCTCAGGGGATAACCTTGAAACAGTTTGCCTCGATCCTTCAGCTTGGCAAAACCGCGGTGTTGAAACTATCGATCAACAGTTTACACAATACTCGGGATACACGCCTGAGCGGGCTATTAACGACCGAATCGGGGGAAAACTTCTCCTTCATGACTATCTCCGCTGGACCCCTAAACCAAGAACTAAAGACATTGCTGGAACTTTTAATCAAGAACTCGCCACAAAGATCCTTAGAAACTACGGTCAAGCAAAGTACACCGAATACGTAAAGTTCTTCGAGGAAGAACCTGAAGAGCAAAATCTACCGAAACTTCAAGTCTTTGAGAATTGCCAAGCGGTCATCGACACGATTCCGAACTGTGTATACGATCCCGAGAATCCCGAGGACGTTAAAGAGTTCGATGGCGATGACCCTTACGACGGTTTGAGATATCTTCTACAAGCCTGTTCACGATTCAAGGATAGTAGTTTTCGAGCAGGTAGGCGCTTTGACCACATGGCGAAGATGGAACGTAATTACAACGAGGGTCAGAAGCGCGGTGACTTGACCTCGTTCTACATCCAAGCCAAAGAGATCGATAATAAGGTCGTTCCCTTTTCAGTGAGACCGAGGAGAAGGTAGATTGATTCAAATCTGGTGGGCGGCGTTAAGATTCCTCAGGGCTGTATTCGTACCGCCTAAGTTCACTGAACTTGAGGACTACCTAACTCGTCAGGTTTCGCATCTTGAGTCTCAGCTTAACATCGAACGGGAACGCTACCTTGAGCTCTCGAACAAGATAATGTTCCCGAACACGCCTCCAGTTGATTTAGAATCCCGCGGGCCGCATACTCTTGAACCTCAAGTATCGAAAGAGAATGCGGAACGTAAACGGCTTAGCGACCTGAGCAAATTACGATGGCAAGAACACATTGCCCGCCAGGAAGCAAGAGCGGCCGAGTTAATGCAACTCGATGATGCTCGTGCAAAGGACGCACGTAATGAAGAGTCAAGTAGACAATCGTCCTAACGGTAAACCTTCGAAGAAGAAAAAGAAGGCTACCAAGGATGCCGAGACAGCAAAGCGTCACGGTAAAATGAGCGCGGCGGCATCTAAAGAAATGAGCAAATTCAAGATGCCTGTCGAATCAATCCTGGGGCGGCAATCTAAGAAGGCGTTACGTAAGCCCGGAGTATTTACCAAAGGAGCATAGGGATGATTGACGTTAATGATATGATGGCCGCTGAGAATCGCCGCCAGGAAATTGCAGTGCGCGCTGGTGTTTCGATTCGAGCAGTAAAGGCTGAACCTTCTATCTTCAAGGAGCTTCAGGTCAAGTGGCTAGAAGCCTTCTTTCCGATGGAAGTTAATCGAGAGTTCGGCAAGATCATGGCTGAAACAAAGTTCCCCGGATATAACTTTGGTGCTACGTTGCAGGACATCGCAAAGCTCACGCCCGAGCAGCAGCACACCGAAGAGGAAGCTATCGCGGAATGGAATCAGTTGCTTGCCGATTCCGTCGAGAACGAACTGAAGGTTACGCGAACGTCTACCGGACAGCCGAAGGTTGATGAATCCGGTAACGTCGTTCCACCGATTCAGAGCGAAGAGGGAACACCGGAAGCTGATTCAACTAAGAAGGCTCCAGTTGCAAAGCCGCCCGTTGCAACGCCTGTTGTTGTAGTAAAGGATTCGGACAAGAAGTAAAGGGTAAAACAAATGGCCGAAGATTCTCGGGACGATGTTAAGGATGAAGTCGAAATTGAACTCGGGAAGAACATCCTGAACATCGCCCGAGGATTCGAGCGTGAACACGAGATCATTCGCGATGACCACTTACTCCTCAAGAAGAAAGGTGAATACTTTTTCCGCGGCTTTCAGAGATTATACTACGACCACCTCGCACATGATTATCGGGCCTTCCACGAATCCCCAGACTACGAACGTGATGACGACGAACAGAATCGCGTTTTTAATGTCTATCGAGCACATGGTGAAGCAGTTATTGCCGCGCTCACCGTTGAAGTCCCAGGAATAAACTTTCTCCCCGACGACGCTAAGAACGCGAATGATATCGACACGGCAAGGAATTACTCCGCCGCGGCGATGTTAATTCAGCGACATAACGACGTTGAATTGCTGTATTCATATGCGGTATATCTTGCATGGGTGTCACCACTCGTCGCCGCTTACCATTACCTCGACACTGACGAAGAGTACGGAACCGTCTCCACCCCCGAATACGCCGAGAAAACCGAAACTCATATCAAGTGGGAATGCGAACGGTGTAAAGCAAAACTCGACGAAGAAGTAGCAATCTGTCCTACGTGCTCCTCTGATAAGGTTGAAAGAGTCGAGACCGAAGAGAAGGTTTCAGTATTCGAAGGCATGAAGGACGTACCCAAAAGTCGAATCGCAATTAAGATTTACGGAGTTGACCACGTTAAGGTTTCTCCGTATGCTCGGACTCAGCGTGATACTCCTTATCTCATTTTAGAGTTTGATGAGCATGTCTCCGAAGCACGGGCGCGCACAGGGCGAAACATATCAGGACATTCGGACATCAGTTCATACGAACGTTACGCTCGCGACCCGCAAGGATACGAAAACGACGACGCTAATCGCGTCACTACTCAGTGCATATGGCTTCGACCATGTGCTTATTTCTACGAGAGTGTGGAAATTGGTAATGAACTCAAGCGAAAATTCCCCGGCGGATTGTACGCGGAGATCATTGCCAACGAAGTCATCGAGGTCCGCGGCGAAAAGTTAGACGACGTGTGGACAATTTGGGAATCGCCTGTCTCGTCCCACGTTCACATGAATCCTATTGGTCAGCCGCTGTTTGACCCGCAGGAAGTACAGAACGACATCGTGAATCTTTCGGTAGACACGATGGGACAGGCTATCCCGGAAACCTTTGCAGACCCACAGGTATTAGATTTCGATCAGTATTCGAAGACTCGTCGTAAGCCCGGAATGGTTACGCAAGCTAAAGCATTAGCGGGCCGCGCGATGGCGGAAGGATTCTTCACTACACGCACCGCCACGATGTCGCAGGAAATTGATAAGTTCGACTCTAAAGTCCAACAGTATTCTCAGCTTTTAGTCGGAGCATTTCCTTCGATCTACGGTGGTACGATTCAGGGCGGGAGTAAAACGTATGCCGAATACGCGGCGAGTAGACAGCAGGCGTTACAAAGACTGTCATTGATTCACAAGGCCGCGACAAGATGGTACGCAAAGATCATGAGTAAGTGTGTACC